AAAAGGTCTTACTGATTTGTCTTGTGGGTCAAGATTCTTGAACATTAGTTTGTCCTAAAAATCAAGTTTCACTTTAATAATAGCTTCCCTTGAAAATGATTTTAATACCGGTTGACTTAATTTCGCTACTGCTAAAAGGTCTCCACCCTTATCATCATACAAACCTACTTGAGTAATGTATGCTTTTGGGTCACCTTTAAATGTAGGTTGTGTGAAAGCACCTCTATTACCACTACTATCGGTTGTTTCATAGGTTGGATTTGAACTGAAGTTAAATTCTTTGTTATGTGCTCTTGCAAAATAACTCGTTGAACTTATTTCTTCTTCTCTACGGGCTGCAAAATATCCTTGTTTATTAGCTGCTCCCGCCATACTATGACTGATAGAATTAAATACAACTTTTGCATTATCACCAAATGTATTGGTACCTTTTGAAAATACCATTGAACCACTTTTTGCAGTTAATCCACCACCAGTTTCTAACCATGCTGCGTTAAGTAATATAATTCCTAAGTCAGGGTAAAATAAACCTGGTGCTCCATAAGTTGTTTCTGCTGATGCTGCGGTTTTAATATCTGCTGTTCCAGTTGCAATAGAACCACTAACAACATTGAATACTCTGTTCGCAGAGTTGATTGTTGTGTTGGTTGTTGCTGAACTATCGTCAATTAATTTAATTCCAGATTGTAATGGTCCACTACCACTCAAATGTAATTCCCAATTACCTGGGTCAACTTTCTCTCTCATTTGTGCTCTATTAAACACAATAAATGCGAAGTCATCTCTTGTAGATGCGTTTCCTGTAAATGTAAATTTTGTAGTTCCTTGTCCTAATATAACATTTCTAAATTGTCTATATAGGGCTGCAGTTTCTCTGTTTCCAGCAGTTGTCTTGGTTGTGTTTCCAATGGAACCACTTCCTCCAAAGTTTGCATATCCAACTGCGAACTGAACTTGTGCTGTTGAATCAGATGTTACTTTATCATATACTGGAACATAAGATGCTGATACATCACCTAATGTTGGTGAGAAGAAAAATTCTGATAATGATGTTGCTCCACCACTAAATAAACCAGAACTTACTGTTGTTCTTTCGGTAGTTGCTATATCATTATCGGTAAATTCTTTGTAGATATCAGCACTAAATTCAGGGTCTTCTTCATTTTCGTGTTGATTATTATAGTTATTAACTGCTGGTATTATATCTTCAGGACGTTCAACCAGTAAAAAATACTCTCGAAAGTCTGAATCTGTTATTCTCTGCTGTATATATCTTAAAGCATCGTCTACACTTGTTGTAGGAATTGCACCTGGATTTAATCTAAAATGTGGCATTATTCAAAGGTTCCTTTCGAATTATTCTTAATCGTTACTACTCGTGTAGCACCTGTTGTTATACCCGTTACGAATACAACGGTTTGAAAGATTGTTCTACTGGTATCGGATGATAAGTCATTAATAGTAACTTCAATTCCTTTTGCTCCTTTAACGGTTTGTGTTCTGGAATCTGTTGAGAATTCTCCAGTCGTTCCATCAATTCCTTTAATGGTTGCGATGTCTGTGTTAAGAATTTGAAAACTATATTTTTCTGGGTCTGATGGACCATTTGTAGTTGTTGGTTCAAATGATTTACTTGCGTTTTTATTTGATGTACTACCAATTGTTAATGCGTCAATAGATTCTAAGAATGCTAAGTTTGCTTTATCTTTATCGGATGTAAATAATTTATATCTCATCACTTGTGTTTCATCTACGAATGCTTCTAACAAAGGCATATTATCTAAAACTGCCCCATAGTAAGTTGAACCATTTGGGTGTGATGTGTCCCATAGTTCGTAATCGATTTCATCATCTGCAAATGCATAATGTGTAATTTTAAAGTTTTCTTCTCCGGATGCTAACTTTTCTCTACCTTTTTTGGTAAGAACTGCGTCTACTGTGATACTTGTATTGTCTAAAAATCCCATTTTATTTTACTCCTGTGGAAATTATATAACTATTCTTATTCAGTAATAAATATAAGAAAGTTAAATTTTCCATTTGTTTTTCTAATCAACCCTTAGTTTTGATTCACCTGGTTGTTGTGTTGTTAATTCTGTTGGTGATGTAAATGTTATTTGAACTGGGTCTTCACCTGTTATATCGGTTAATCTGTTTATTTTAGTTCCTTCATAAAATAACCTATGACTTATTGTATCTTTGTAAAAAGGTTCTAAGTCTGTTGGTTCAAACGATTGACTTACAATATAAAAATTACCAAATTTAGTATGTGCCCCAAAACCAGCTGCTACTGAGTCCGTTAATGACCCGTAGTAAAATTCTCTTACTTGATTAGTTTCTGACAATCTTGAAGCACTTACAAATGGTTGTAAGGTTTCTTTAAATTCTATATTGGTTCCACCCCTCGTTACACTCGCAGTTGCATATGTGTCTGGTTCTGCTGAGTCTGGATTCAGTTGGTCAATCTTTACAAGTGTTGCTATATTGGTTCCTCGTGAGCCGGTATTGAATACAAGGATACTATCATATAATGGGAAAGTTCCACTCAACTTAATAGCATTATCTGAACCTGATGGAAGACTTGTTATAGCCAATCCTGGTTCAAATTGTCCTGCATTTTCATAATATGGTTGTGTTGTTGAAGGTTTTTTTCCTATTACTTCTTTTGTTCTTTCCAATATATTTGGTTCTATTAATGTTCCGAATTGTGCTTTTGCTCTCGCTGGAATAAATTGTTTCAAAGTTCTAAATACACTACTATCATAGAATGATAATATTCTTAAATAGTCCCAAAAACTATTTGAACCAAAGTATCTTTTAAAGTATTCAAGTCTTTTTTGTTCAAGTGTTCTGTAAGAATATTCAAACTCATCTCTTGGGTCTCCGATAAAATCATCAAAGTCAAAATCTGCTAATGAATACATAATATCTTCATTCACTACATCAGTTGGTGATAAATATATTCCAAGTTTTTCACTATCTATCGGTGCGAAATCCTGTGATGATACTTCCTTTGATACATCTGGATTGAGTTGTGATGTCAATACATTGTTTTCAATTCTAATCTTTGTTGCGTTTCTACGAGTAGAACCAATTTTAGGAACCCTTATTTGTTCTTGGTCTACAATACTCCTAAAGAAATTACCAGTAAATCCATTTACATCCGCACTATGATTTTCATATGTTTTCAGATGTGATGTGTTTGAAGCGGTTGGTGAAGATTGTAAATTTTTATTGTCATTTAATTCATAACGAACTAATAAATTGTCAATAGTAGATGTAAATGTATTTCCATTATATGCTTTTGGTGTTCTAACGTGGTTATCAAATACACTTTGTGATAAGGGTTCTGACCATACACGATATTCCATAATTGAACCTGTAAATTGATTCGAACCAAATCTACTTCCACTACCACCAAGATAAATGTGTCCTGATGAAGTGAATGGACCATTTAAGGTTGATGAAGTAACCTCCATACTTTGACTCTCTGCATATATAACTCGTTGTCTTGTTGAGTCATATTGTTTTGCAGTTATCTCATAACTTGAAGTATATTCAGTAAAATCACTTGCGTGTTCTGGTTCTGAAACTGATGATGACTTCCTTGTCAACATCACACTCCACATATCATCATTATAAAATGGTAAGTTTGATGAAGATATAACTTTCACTCTTCCATCTGAACCACTAATATCAAACTTTACACTTCCCAAATTATCGGTTGCTCCGTTATCTTTTAATGATATAGCGAAGTCCGCATCCTTTTGCAATATAACTTGGTCTTGAGACTTTGGACTTCTAAATCGTACTTCAATCGTATCGGGTATTAATCCGTCCGTGTGTGTTTTCCAAACTGATTTTACATACTGTCCTGATTTGAAATCTAAAGCTCTTGTAAACTTTCTTTTTATTTCATAACTTACTCTTGTTCCTTTATCTGGTCCTCCATATTCTCTAACTCTAAGTATTGAACTCGGTATACCATAACAATTTAAGATTCCTTTCAAAGAGCGTTCTGTTCCTTTTGTTTTAATAAAGAAAGGTAAGTTTGCTAAAATTCTTTTCCATATTTCTTCTGTAACTCTTTCTTGACCAGACTCATATAAACTTGCACCACTACCACTTTGTCCAAAAAGATATTCTGGTAAATCTAATAAGTTATTACCACTTGATAAATCTAATCCAAGTTCTTTTGCGTAATGTCTCGCTATATCTTTTGAAATACCTTCTGATAAACTACTTACTCTTTTGTTTATATCAGTAAAGTGTTTTGTATAAGTCCACACCTCATCAAATTGTTGTCCAACCATATCCATAAATTCTAAGAATACATTGTTTTGTGTGTCTGCATAAATGTGTTCTGGTAAAGAGTTTCTTAATGAGTTTGGATTATTAAAGTCATAAGATGAAGCACTTGATATCATATTATTAAACCAAGTTACTGCAGTTGAACCTGATGTGTGAACTAATGTGTATGGTGAACTTGATGTTTCTTTTGGCCAACTTGTATCGTGAAATAATCCTTCAGAACCACTTGAGAAACTTGAACTCTCATAGTATAAAAAGTTTTCATATGGGTCGAAGGAATCTTTAACTCGTTGTCTTTTTCTTTCTATTTCTTGAATTCTTGTTGTTGCACTTGTAACATTTTCAAGTGAATGACTTGTTGCAGTATGTTCTTCAATTAGTTCTAATTTCTTTTTAAAATTACGAAGTCTTCTTTCAACATTTGAAAAGTGAACAAAGTTTCCAAAACCTGTATCATCTACTTCATAATGTTCGGTAGATGTTTTTTGATAATCAATGTTAGGTTGTACATTAAGTAAACTACCTGATACTAACTCTCTTTCAATTTTTCTATTCAACTCATCATTATCACTCAACAAATTGTTATGTGATTTATAATCAGTAGTTGTTCTGTCTATTGGACTTTGTGTATTATCAAAATCTGCTGGAAGTAAAAATGTATTGTCAGTTCTAACTTTTGGAATTAATGAAATCCTATCTTCATAGTCTGGTAATATTTGTTCTACAATTGTAAATCCATCAAGAAGATTGTCTCCCTCAACATCTATCAATTCTGGAAGTAGTGGTTGTTTCAATTTTAGTTTTAGTTCATTTCCATCGTATCCAGAATTTGTAATCAAGTAGTAATCATTGTTGTATTGTAGATAAGTTTTGAATCTTTCAACTCTATTTAAATCTAATTTTAAGTAAAAGTTTGTCCAACTAACTACCTCAAAATTTACATCTTCAAATTTAAATGCAGAACTAACTTCGTGGTCACTCGGATTAACACTACCAACACTATCTACAAAGTAACCATTTCTTCTTAATCTTTTATATTCGTCTTTTAAGTTGTGTGAAACTTTAATCTTATCTTCACTCAATACCTCATCAATTTTTACTTCTAAATCAAAGTACACTTCAACAAGGTGATTACTAACATTGTATCGTTCTCCAAAATCTTGTACCCTTGGTGAATTTTTATTAGATTTACTCCAGTCAATATTTACTTCATCATTACTTTCGTCGTAAGTGTATACTGGATATATTGGGTCTGCTTTAGTGTCCCACATAGTGTGAGTCTTGGCGTTTGTTCCTTTAATCCCGTGACGACGACTTGCTGGTGTTCCTTTTGCTAACCACCAATCTTTTGGTAGATTACCCTCATCGAATAAATTTTCTTTTGCTCCAACAATCTGGGGTGTTGGTTTGATGTAATAATTTGATATACCTGAATATCCATCAAGGTCTGTATCGTTTAGTGTTTTCTTTTCCATTCTACCATATTCATTATGGTTAAAAATTTGAATTGGAAATGATGAATCATATGGTTTATTTCCATATTTACGACGCAGTATTGATGTTGGTCGTATATTACGCTCTCCCGTTCTTTCGTCTCCGTGTCTATGGTCTTGACCTTCAGTTCTTCCAAAGTCTACAACATACTTTTCGTGTTTAGGAACCCATGCTCTCATAAAGTTTTCAAAAACAATTGTTGAACCTTCCATTGCTTTTTGAAATTTAAATTCAGCACCTTCTTCAGAAGTGTTTTCACTAATTAATGTCAAGTCTTGAAAACTATTACCACTAAATTTAATTGATTTTATTGGAGCTGATTGTCTATGATTAGGAACTGCCACTACACTTAAATCAAGATTTCTTAAATTATTTCTGTAAACTTCATTACCTATATTCTCGTTAGGTCGTAATATTACTTCATCACCTTTAGTATTGGTTTTGTCTAATGTGTATGTAAATTGTTGTATAAATATTTCTTGTTCTAAATCAACAACATCATCAATGAGTTTGAAAAATCTTCCTTCATACGCACCACCAACTGGTCCCAATCCATAAGGACCATCATAAATCTCACTTGTATCTTCATCTATTTTTTCATATGTGAAAAATTGAATATCGTCTCCGGCAATCTTTCTTAAGAATTTATATAAAACTCTATAATCACCATCATTGATTCCTAAATCTCTTAGGTGTTTTCCGATATTTAATTTTAAATATTTTAAATCAAAGTCTGGACTTAAATCTCTAACTCGTAAAGTTGTTTCATTTACAATCTCATTTGTTTCAATATCATAAACGCACAATTTAACATAATCTTTTTGTCCAAGATATATTCCGGTTGGGTCGCTTTCAAAGTTATTAAAATCAAATACTCTACCAAATGTTCAAATGTTTGTTTGGTTAGGTTTGAAGTAAGTTGATAACTCTCTTTCTGTAAATCCGTAGTTAGGCATTATTCGTCCTTAAAGTCTTCAAAGGTTCTGTTTATTTTGTCTAAGTATCTATCGTTGAAATATTCTTCTTTAATATCAAGTGTAACTTGTTCGTATTCTGGTTCTGGTTCTCCTACGATTATACCTTTACCAAAAGCTTCTGGGTCTTCAAATGAAACTATAAATCCACGACCATCTCGTGTAAGACTTGTATTAAACTTTGGATTAGTTAAGTAATCAGTTCTTTTTGCAAGAATCTGTTTTCTAATTCTTTCTTTTTCAAGTTCTCTAAATCTTCTAAAATGTTCAGAGTTTGTTTTTTGTATCGCCTCTTGTGCTGATTTAAATGGCATTACCTTACTACCCTAAATTCGTAATTATCATCATAGAAATTTATTTGTTCATCTGTTGTTCCACTACCACTAACAACCTTAACACAAAAACGATAATTTCTTTCTGCTTGTAATCCGTTCATTTGTATATTGAAGAAATTACCAGTTGAATCACAACTAACTTTAGAACCCGTTCCAAATGGAATAATTACTTCTTCTGTATCCGCATCTCTAACTGAATAAAATGCTGATGCACTTGGTAAGAACTTAACTGATAACTCAGCAGGGGTTGTTGAGAAAGAAGTTGTTGGATATAATTCTCTACCAACCAATCTTAACTTAACAATAGAACCCTCTTTGTATTCTGTTCTTAGGTTTTTGAAATATATTTTTAATCTTTCTAAATCAGTTGATGATAATGCTGATAAACTTCCTGTTGAAAAAGAACTATCGTCCCACACTACTTCTAACTTAGGTGGATAGATTGTATGGGTTTCTCTTGAAAAGAATTTTAAATTTCCTAATCTATCTGAACTACTTTCATCTTGTGTAGAATCTCCACCCGGATTAAATGAAAAATCTGCTGAACCCGTATGAAGTGATTTTCTCTTTACAATAAATCCTCTATTAGGATAAACTGAACTTGAATAAATGTGGTTCTTAACTAAGTCTGTCACATCTGCTCTAACATCTTTTTTGTCAAATGTTATTTGATATGACGAACTAACTGCATATTGTCCAGTTTTATTCAACCACCAACTACCTCCGTCGGTCAATGTTGTTCCGGAAACCCAAGGTGTTTGGTTTTCGTGGTCACGATATTGATAAGTTACTCCGTCTGATGTTACTGGACTATGGTCAAGTTTACCTGTTCCTTGTTTCCAAGCACTTCCACTAACCATATGAACAAATACACTTTGCTCTGCTTCTACTTCTTCTGAAGTTGCGTCATATAAATTTAAATAAAATTTTGCAGAAGCAGGAATCTTTCCACTTTGAATCGATTCTGAAATATATGTGTAATCAAAGTCAATCAATATTCTTGATATGTTTGATACTGCTCCACTTTGATTGACATTTTTATTAATTTCTAATATCTCATCTAAACCTGTATTGATAGAACTTGTTGTTCCACCTGAATAAATGGTTGCGTCTCTTTTTCCAAATTCAAAATAATGCATTATATTTCTCCCAATACTCTACCAACAATGTCGGTGTTTGGATATTTCAATTCAAATATACTTGGGTCTTTTGATGGATAAACTACACCATCTCTGGTTGCTTGTTCAATATCATAAACATTACCACTATATCCACTTGATGTTGTAGCTTTATTTTCAACAACTATCAATGGATTTCCATTATCATTTCCGTCTGGTGGAACTACACTTGCTACACCTTCTACTAATGAAATCTGATATGCTACATCACTCAATATAATTGGTTGATTGATTTGCCATTTGTCTATATTGAAGTGATTTCTAACTCTTTGTATACATTTGAACAATACATCATTTTGATTAAATCCTCTCTGTGTAATAATTCCAAACTTAATTCCAAAGTTAATAATGTAAGCATTCTTTAAATTTATTGCGTCTGTAACCATTCTGTATTGTGATAAATACATTTTTAAATTCTGCTTTACTGCTTCATTTAATTGTGTCAAATATTTGTTATTATCATAACCGAGTAAATACATATTCAATGCCAAAGGATTATCAATCTCTTCCGTATTATTGTTATTTATTTGTAGTTGTTTATCTTGAACAACATATGCTTTTGCAATATTACCATATTTTTGTGGTAAAGAATAAACTCTCGTTATATAGTCTGCTTGTGTAACTGCTCTATTTTGTGCGTTAAAGTATGCGGATGCATTTTGTTTTATTTCAGTTAAGGTTTCTTCACTTGCTCCACCTGATGCTGCGGTTGGATTTGTAAAGGTTAAACTATCTTTTGATGTTTGAACTAATGATGAAGTTAATCCATCTTCCTGAATTGTAAATGTTATATTCTTTGGGAAGGTAATTGAATTACTTCTAACATTGTGTTCAACTTCTCCACCATAACGATATGTAATTGTTAGTGTTGTATTACTTGGTGCTAAACCAAAAGTTCTGGTTTTCATAAAGTTTGTTGGGTCAAATGCTGTATCTAAATGTGATACTCCAAATCCTAAAGCCGAACCAACATTATCTGGATTAGGAACCAATACTTCATCTGGATTATCACTAACACCTGAACCAAATCTTAGTTCCATCTTATTGTCTTCACGAACATAAGTTGTAAATCTTCTTGCCGTCTTAATTAACCTTAACATATATGGTGTATCGGTTTGTAATGAAGAATATGTAGGGTCATTTAAATTAGTATTTTCTATTGATTCAAATACTGTATCTTGTGCTAAAAATGGAACCTGGTAAAACTTATTACTATTACTATCAGTAACGGATACAACTTCAGTTACATTTTGATTTGACAATGTAATCTTATCAAACTTCTTTGCTCCTGTAAATGAGAAAGTTTCTGTTACAGTATCTCCGGACTTTGCTAACACTTTTTTAGTTAACCTAACTTGTGTTGGTGTTGTTCCTGATGCTGGTTTTAGAATTGTATCAACTCTGTTATCCAACGCACTTTTTACTTTAAAATTAACATCATCCAATATGGTAAAGTCAACACCAGTATCTGAACTAATTATTGAATTAGCAGAAACTACTCCGGCATAATCTAAGTCCGGTATACGCCCCCCACTACCATCATTCTTCGTTGGAACTATTTGTGAAACTTCTAACTCTACGGTTGCTGGTATTGCCAATGCTGGTTTGTATCCCAACGATTGTGCAATATCAAAAATGTTTTTTCTTTCCTCTGCATATTCTATTAGAGTTTCTTTAAATTGATTGTCAACATAGTAATTCAATACATCACCGACATACGCTGCCATTTCGATAAACATCATACCTGGTGATGATTCATTGAAGTCATTATGTGTATTTGGGAAGTAAGTTTTTGCAAACTCTAATAAGTTTTCTCTTATTGATGAGAAGTCTCTTCCGAGATAACTTACATCTTTTTTTACTATTTTTTTATTTGTATTGTAATCTACATTAGTAGCCATTTTATTCTCCTACAACCAAGTTAAAGGTTATATTATCAAGTGCGTCTGGTTGAAGTGTTGTTGAGTATTCAAGTGATATCGTTATCTCATTTGGATTAGATTCATTTTGAATAATTATTAAATCATTTATATTAACATAGGGTAACCAAGTATCTAAAGCAATTCTAATACTATTATCAACACCATCTAAGGTTTCAGAATTTATTTGTTCAAACAACAAATCTCGTAAATCACAACCAAAATCAGGTTGGAAAACTCTTTCACCTTTTGATGTCAACAATAGATTTTTAATATTAGACTTTACTTGTTGTTGTATAGTCTTGGATTGTCTAAAAAATCCTGTTAGATTGTGGTCTAATGGAAATTCTATTCCAACATACACATCATCATTTCTATCTATTTCTCTTACATTAGCCATTATGGTCTATAATTACCTTCGCCTTTTTTCTTTTTATCTATTGCTTTCATCAAACCAGAGTAATCACGAGTTAATGCGTTTACAACATCCTCCGGGACCTGGTCAACTTTAACACCTGCCTTTTGAATTGTTTGAACTGCTCCAACTTCTCTCGCGGTTTCTTTGTTTTGTCTTCCACCCAAATTACCATATCCTAAAACTTCTGCCATATTATCACTACCTAATACTCCACCACCTAATGAAGGGTATTCGTCAGTCTGACTTGAACCTAATGGATTTGTCTTGTTCAATACTTCATTTAATGTTTTATTTTTTGAGTATTGTTTTTTAGGTCTTTGTTTTTTTACTACTTTTGGGTTTGGTTTAGAAATCACTTCTGATAATTTGATTTCTTCTTTTTCATTAATAAATATCTCGGTCATCTGTTTTTTGACTTCTTTGCGGACAACTAATTCGATTATTTTTATTAAGTCATTTTTCTTCATTACTACTCCTATTGTACATTTATTTTTTTACTTAAGTAAAGTTTGTTATCTCTAACTTCTTCTAATCTTTTTATTTCATCTTTCAGTTTTAAACTTGGTGGTGTTTCAGTTCCATTACTTGCAGTTAATAATGTTTGTCTTTGTGTTTCCATACCTACAATTACTTGGTTAGCAAGTATAGTAATAAATCCTACAAAGTCATCATTACCCAACACCGCTGGTGAAAGATTATTAGAACCAATATCTATTGTTGGTGAATCTATTTCAACTTTATCTGTTGATTTAATTTCAACATTATCTCTTGAGTAAATACCTATTCCACCTTCTTCACCTTTAGAATTAAATACAATTCTATCTGATTGTATAATTACCTGTGGTTTAAAATATGTTGGATTATTATCAAATGTTGGTGTTACTCCTACATCTTCATACGGAACATATTCATCCGTTGTTAAGTAGAGTGAACTTTTTTCTTCTGATATAATTTTCGAAGATATATCAGAAACTAATCTTTCAGAATAAACTGAACCATTTGTAAATCCACCTGCTACAATTTTTATATTTGGTGATTCCGTTAAATCTCTTTTTTCTTGACCAGGTCCACTACCGGACATAAACTGATTACTACCTAAACGAATTGAGTTACCAAATCGTCCTTGTATAATCGTATCACCTTCTCTTGAGAATAGTTTTCTTGCACGAGAAGAAGGATTAAAATATTTACCAAACTTAAACTCAGTATCTTTTGATGTCTGTCTAAAAGCACTAACACCGAAGTTTGAATTATTTGTGACTGAACCTTTGTTGTTCAATTTAGATAAATAATATCTTTCACCGGAAAACTCACAACATAGAACTTCTTCACCTTGAACTGGAATCTGTAAAATATTTGGGTCCAATGGATAAAATATACTAACCTGACTAAACTTGTATCCCTGTGATGATACATTGTATCTTGCTCTTACGGCACCAATTAAAGATTCGTCAAGAGTATCCGTGAATACTTCAAGAACCTCTGCTGGTTCAAACTTTAACATTAATTTTCCTTAGTGATTGAAGACTCTATTTCATCTTTCTTTATTTGTAACTCTTGAACATCTGATTCTATTGCACTCATCAGTTGTTGTTTTTCTGCTTCTGATAAACCGAACTCACCCTCATCAGATGTTGCTCGTTTTTCAGCTGCTGTAATTCTTTGAACAATTGTTGCTAACTTAACAAGTTGTTCATCGTTCTTAACATTGATTTCTAAATACTCTTTTAGCATAGGGATAATCTGAACGGCTGTATCTCCGTCCTTAA